TGCCATTTCATCTTGAGTCCGGAAAACGTCGCCGACGCTTCCATGTTCGGAATGAGTATGTAGCGGCACATATCTTTGTTTTATTGAATATCCGGTAGGAAGCGGAGTAATTGGTTGAGGACCGTTTGGAATAGGAGATCTTAAAGGACTGGGAAGTGGATCGGTTATAGATTGCTCTGGCGTAATTTGGCTACATGACGATCCAGCTTTAAGAAAAAAGTTTACACGCTCGAAGATTTTAACATAATCTGCAACGGGCATTTTTCCACGTAAGATGTACGACGGGTGAAATATAGCGATAAATCTTCTTCCGTCTTTCGTGAATGTTTTTCCAGATAAAGTTGTTTCTTCGACTGTTCGCGTGATTGTTTTATCTGGGAAGAAGTAATTTAACGATGTATTCCCGAGTAAAATTACTATTTTAGGATTTAGAAGATTTAGTTGCTGTTCCAACCAGGTAGAACAAGCTTCAATTTCTTCTTTTGTTGGTTTTCTGTTATTTTCTGGACGACACTTTATGATGTTAATTATTGCAAAGTTCTTTATTCCCGTCTCGGAAATAGCTCGATCTAAGAGCATTCCAGATCTACCAACGAACGGCTTTCCTTCAGTGTCTTCTTGTTCTCCTGGGGCTTCTCCGATAAATAGAATTTCCGGAGTTTGAGATCCGCGTCCGATGACGACATTTTTTCGAGTTTCGCAAAGTGAACATTTTTTACAATTTCGTATTTGAGAAGATAGTTCTTTAAGATCCATGAATTTCACCTAAAATTTTGTCCAATTTTTCATTTAATATATCTGGGTCATAGAAATATTTATAGTTAATTCTGAATACTTTCCAGCCCTCAACTTTTAATATTTTATCTCGAAATTTATCTCTCCTTTTAGATTTAGACGAATCGTGACATGGACCATCTGTTTCGATAACAAAATTCGGAGGAATTACAAAATCTAAGACGAAACCACTTCTAGTTGGATATTGTTCTACAAATTCCAAATTTTTAGATTTTAAAAGATTAAAAAGAACAAGTTCGAGAGATGTTTGCTCACAACTTGTTCTCAAATTTTTATCCATGCCTCACCCGTTTACCACGCGCAACCAAGCCATACCTTGCCAACCAAACCGTACCTAAAATTTTAATCTCCTTTTAAGGAGATTTATAATATAATCCATACCAAACCAACCCTACAGAACCTCGCCTAACCGAACCAAATCAAACCAAGCACTACCCTAACTTGCCCAATCGGACCAAAGATTTTAATCTCTTTTAGGAGATTTATAATCCATATCTCAAAATGTCACGCTACAGACCAGAAAACCTGACCATACATTGCCTGACCATACAATAAAGTTAATCTCCTTTTCGGGAGATTTATAATCCATACCGCGTAAAAACCTCATGCCCTACTTTACTGAGCCTTACCTGTCCAAACCTCAACAGACCCTACCTTACTGAACCTTACCTGTCCCAACCTTACCATTCTAAAAGTTAATCTCCCTTTCGAGAGATTTATACTTTTTCGAATCTAGTTACGGTAAACCTTCCAAATAGCGGTCTAAAGTCTCCGAGCCCTTTGTGTTGCCCAGCAGATTCTAAAATTTCACGTAGAATAGAGCCGTTTCTATTAGAATCCAGCAATAGAGGGTCGATTACTCGCAATTTAAAAACTAATTTCCACTCTTTAAATTTTGGTCTCGTTCTAATAATTCGTGCCTTTCCAATTACGACTGGCCTCGCGTCCAGAATATATCCATCTTGAATTAAAAGTGGATCTTCCGGTACGATTTCTAGTCCAGAATCTATATATCCTTTAAACGTTTTCTTCCCTTTTCCGCCCATTTTAAAATCTGATGCCGCACCCTTCATTGAAGCAAGAATGTTTAATCCGGGAATTATAATTTCATCGTTTTCGTTTTTATAAAGACATAATTCAGCTTCTTGTTCTGGGGTTCCTCTTGATCCGCGTGCGTCTTTTGGTGCAGTAAGACCCCTTGTGCTGTGCATCAACATTGGTTTCGTTCCAACAATTTCTACATCAAATTCTACTGTTTCCGGATTCAATTTAATTTCCATTTTATACCTCCTCTTAAACACTCAATCATTCTTATAATACTACTTATACTTTTCTATCCCCACCAAACTATAACATTTCTAATCATCATATTAATTCCGAAAATTGTATATCCCGTAAACATAAGAGCGAGAGAAGTCATTACTCTGTTTGATGCCAAAGACCAAAAGGACAATATCAAGATGAAAATTCCAATTTTATTAAATATGTCATACGGTTTCGTTTTCATATTCTCCCATTAGCCATATCAACATAATTTTTATTTAAATCTATTCCCACAAAGTTTCGCCCCAATTTCTTTGCTACTCAAAATATGGCGGACTCGTGATACAACAATGGAATACTTTATCAGGAAAAGTTTTCAATATATCCAAAGAATTACCGCAATAAATTTTATTAATTTCCAATTAAATCATCTCCTCAGACTAAAAATAAGCATAACCCCGAAAAAGGCCAAAGATAATAGTGTAATAATAGATTTTTCATCGATTGTTTGAGCAGGATTAGCGACGTAAGACGCGAAAAACAAAAGTAATATTACCAGAGATGGTGCTCCGAGGCAACAAATCAGAAATTTTACAGATTCATCTATTTGTTTCATCTCTTCTTCAGCCCCATTTTCCCTGCTCGGTGATATACAGAAAAGCTTGATTTCCCTATTTTTTCCCCAATCTCTTTCGCGGTCATCGTAGAATAATTTTCGATTAAATATTCTCTATCGCTAAAAGACCACACAGACTCTCGCTCCGCTCTTTTTAGACCAAGTTTACATGCTTTACTAGTAATACTATCTCTATCCCGTCCCAGCATAAAGATTAATTCTTCCCAAGAAGTGGTTGCATAATTCTTTTTCAAATATTCAATATCTTCTTGATTGTAATGATGTAGATATTCTAATTTTGGGACGTTCAATTCTAGTTCTTTTATCCTATTTATAATTTGACTTTCCGATCGGCCCCAGAGTTTATCTTGTAGAGATTTTTTTTTAATGTTTCTCCTGATAGGAATTTTTCCGTAAAATTCCTTTAAAATAGAGTCCTCTTCGGTAGTAAATGGATCTGGCATAGTAATTCTCCTTTAAAAAATGGTTAATGACCGTATCTAGTCACTAAAATTCTTTCGAGAGCAATTGCAATTCTTTCTAATAACTCACAATTTTTTCTCATAATGCACGATTCCTCTTTTGAAATATAGGCTACACATTTTTCTAAAATACATTCGCTATTAATTTTGGGACAGAACAAAAATATCACACTCTTTTAATTGTGTTAAAAAAATATTATCTCAAGAGTATTCCCTTATTCTCTCTAAATAATATTTTTCTGTTTCGAGTGAATTAAGTCCGTTCAAAAACGGGTCAAGAATTTTACACAATTCATCTTTAGTTACTACCTGAACAATCATATTTTTCCGTTTACAATCCTTTTTAGTACAAGTCGTTCTAGGTTTATCTCCAGTATACCATTGCAGCCTATGACATTTAGGACATCTAATAAGTCTTGCTTTATTACCAGGAATTTCTTGTGGAACTACTTTAAATTTGCAGTTAGAACAGGCTGTAGTTCTTGATCCCTTATACCAAGCTCTCCAATGCCAAGTATCCCCACATTTGGGACATTTAACAAATTTTGGTTTAGGGAGCAAAATAGGATTATCTGGAAGGAACATCTCCTACTCCCCTATTCCCGCATAAACATTTAACTCTTGTGCAATAGCTTTTCTTGCTTTATTTACATCTCGTTTCCCGCCGCCGACAAGTTCAAGATACCCCTCAATGGCAACCACCTTTTGAGCAATATCCTTGTCAGATTCGGAAGCGGTCATAGTCTGTGCCTTGTCATATAGTGCTTGAGCAGTATTTAACAACTTCTCAGCACACGCCTTAATTTCGTCGATAAATTGTTGGTCTAACATAATTATTCTCCAAATCCTAAATATTCTCTCCAACCTTCCGTTCCAAAGAAATCTTCAGTATCCAATTCGTCTAAAGATTGAATAATTGATTTGAGGTATTTCTTAGCGGCAATCTCAGTCATATCGTCTACTATATTAGCATCTAACATAAAAAATTCTCCTAATCGTAGTTTCTTCCCTGAGAGATAATATCTTGATAAGTGTTTCCCACTAGATCCGTTATGGGTTCTACAGAAGTTATTTTCTCTTCTATTGAGTCTAGAAGGGTTTTCTTGTCCCAGGAAATATGTTTTCGAACTCTGCCATCTTCAAATCGAACCTTAAATAACGTCATTTTAATTATGAAAATTCCTCCTAAAAAAAGAAATTTTATTAAACTACCAAGCTTCATCAGCGCTAGATTTCGCGGGACCCTCATCAATCTTTATTGGTTCTGTGGGCATTCCAGAGCTAATATCCTTTATTGCGTATACTCTTATTCCGGGAGTATCTCTTTCCTTGTTAATAAATACTTTTCCAATTACCTGTACGATTCCAGCGAGGTTTCCTTTGGGACCTGTTACAGAATCAAATATGGCTGCATCTCCAATGATATTAATGGAATTAGCACTCATGTCTGAGATTGTCGTATATCCAATCTTAGTTCCCTTCTCTGGATTCTGCTTTACTTCTACGATTGCATCTCCGAACATTGGCTGCAACTTTACAAACTTACCAGCGTAATTACGAATTCCGTTGAGGTCCGCGATGATATCACATGACATACTATCGTCTATTGCGATCTTCTCACTGGATGTGTTTGGCTTGCTATTGAGATTCCAGTACGGACCATTTTCTCTAAGAACTCCCTTATACGAAGCTCCAAAATCCACCTTATGAGTCATCCACTCGTCAAATACAGTAGAAACGGTCCTTGCTTCAGTAGTTCCATTAGAGTTAAGAACCAGAATTTCCAATGAACGGGACATCAAAGGTTCTGCGGAAATTTGTCCGTCCCTAGTCTTCTTGTAAACTGGTTCCTTAATAATTTTTCCATCTTCTCCTTTTGCGACCTGTCCATCTGCGTCCTTTACATTTCTCATTACGGGCTTGGGATCGTATGCCGCCAGAATTCTAAACGGAACTCCTTGAGCCATTTGTGGAACTGTAAAGGTTCTTTCTGTTGTACCGATATCATTGATTCCATAGTTGGTGTATCCATCTCTAATGGATTTGTTGAGTTTGCCCCTATAGAATCCAGGTCGGAAGGACTTGTTGTTCCAATGTGTAGCTCTGATCCTTACGCACTCTTCGGTTTTAGACTCAGAATGGAATAGGTCAGTATTATTTCCTACGGGAACGATAATATATAGATTGGAAAACGTCTTGCCGTTTTTTGTAAGTTTCGCATCGTCTTGAGCTTCGAGATAAAACAATATCTCTGTATCTCCCCT